CATCACGAACCCGCTCTGCTGCTTCTTCTTTTAGCCGGTCAATCGCTCCGATGATCTGCGTCTTCACCGGGCCTTGAGCCGGGAAGGTTTCAGTGATCATTTCCGACTGAAAACGGATCGCCGCTTCGGTCAAAAGCGGTGAATACACCCCACAAGCCCCGTTCCACGGCTCAGTACGCTCTTCGTACTTCATGCCAAGGACTTCCAAGCCCTTGACAAACATCTCTGTCCAGTCTTTGCGACTGTTGATGTCCGCATCTACGAGATCAATGAGGTCAGACGCCAGGGATTGAAGCTCCCCGTCGTCCATGTACTCGGCAAGGTTTGCGTCGAATGTGTCTGCCGTTTCAGGTTCTGGCATCAGTTCAATCTCAACCCCGTCAATGCCAATTTTTACGCTCTCAGGATCTTCAATTTCGATCTCCAGAGCCGGTTCTTCGGTCATAACACCCATGTCAAGGGGCATCATTTCGGGAGAGATGTTTGTTGCCATGTCAAATCCTTAGTAAAAGGCGACTTTTCGCTTGAAAGACCGCATTTCGTCCTGCTCGTCGGTCTGAAGTCTTAGAAATCCGCCTTGCCGGAAGCGGATCAGGGCCTGAACAGCACTGTCTACATCGTCGTCGTGGGGGGCGTTCGGGAAAGCGGCCATGTTTTCGATGAGTTCTCTAGCCCATCGGGTGTCAGGTGCCCACACTTTACCCGATTGGAACAGGTCTGCCACAGAATTGATACGGACAAACTTGTCATTCCCCCTACTTGGGGTGTACTCAGACACCGGAATGCCCATTTTCCGCAACTCAAAGATCAGCGGAGCACCCGCAGCTTTGGCTTCAACGATGAAAGCATCAGGTTCCCACTCTCTATAGTGAGCAAGTGCCTTCTCTTTCAGTTCAGGGAACTCCATCCGCTTCTGAAAACAGTCCAACAAGATGATGTTGACGTCATTCTCGTCCTCATTCATATGAAACACACCCCACGTAGTACACGCAGAGTAGTCGTTTCTCTCACCCTTAGTAAAAGCCGTGTCCCAAGATTGGATGATGAACTCACAAGAAGGAGGCTTTTCCTTCTCCCAAATCTTCCACCACTCTCTTTTAACAATAGCTCCCTCTTCGGCGGTGGGATTCTGTTGGTACTGAGCGTTCCACTTGGCCGGTGGGAGTTCGTCTCTTAGCGCAGACAGTTCTTCAAGCGACCAAAACTCAGGCCATAGGGGTTTACCCGAAGGCATGATTGCCGGGAGTTCAATGATTTCCCACTGATCTTCCTTGCCCAACTCTCCAGCGGTCTTCAGGATCTTGCCCGTCAGGTCACTCTTCGACCACCGGGTGTTATGGCTTACAACTCCGTTAGCAATAAAGTTTTCTGTGCGGTCAATCTCAACGTCAAAGACTTCTTCTTGGCCGTCAGGCGTTATTGCAACTATCTGATCCGTAGTGAAGTCTGAGATACGCTGCAGCTCGTTCAAGAATGCTTGGCGTCTTTCCGTAGCCAACTGTAAGGTTGCAGTCATTGCATAAAAGTCCGCGCACTTTTCCTGTGTCGTGGCAGTGGTCAATACAGAGCTTCCCGTTCCAGTGGGCGCGGGTGTTTTTGTTAGAAGGCTCTTGACCGCATACATCACACCGATTGCCACGTTCCGCAACCATTTGGTCGTACTGACTAGATGTGATGCCGTACCGATGCTTAATTCTGTGCCCTCGTTTTGCTTCTTTTGTTTGCCTCCCGCCACCAGAAGCCCAGTAATTTTTTGAGTAGTGGATGCTACAAAAACCTTTTGATTTTGCTTTTTTGTCGCACCCTTCTTCAGCGCACCCGACAAGTTTCCATTTGCCGTGATGCCCCAACGGGCGATGCGGTGCATCAGGGTGCCTGCGGTGGTAACTTGCTTTTGACATGCAAGCTCCACACATTCCAGGCTTTGTTTTTGCTCTTGGTGGACGGGTGCATCCTTCAACGATACAAGTTCGTCCCCGATCTTCAACTGGTGCAATCTGGTCCATTCCAACACCCCATCGTTCATCACAAGAAACGGATGTTTCTTGTTTGCACGCAGGATTCTACCAGATTGTGTTTGTATCTTGTATATGGAATCAACACCACTAGACTGCCAGTTGTTGACCTTACTTTTTGTCAACCTGCCTTTGTCAAAAGTTGCCACCATGTCACCAGCGCGAAGCTCTGATAGTGGCTTGTGTGACCCATCAGCCATGAGCACGGATGTGTCTCCGGTCATGCACATGATGACCACAATAGCCCCACCCGGCTGGAGACGCTGACGCGGGCCAGATGAGTACCACTCAAACACAGAGTCGTAAATCTCCGGTCTTCCAGCGGCCAAAGCAGCTTCCTGTTCGGAGTGAGGGTCGTCAATGATGAGTAGGTCCGCACCCTTACCCGTCATCGTTCCACCAACGCCGATAGCAAAGTATTCGCCATTCTTATTAGTAGCCCATCTCCCGGCACTCTTAGAGTCCTGCCTCAAAGCCACATCCGGGAAGATCTTTGCGTACTCCTCAGACCCAACCAAGTTACGCACCTTCCGGCCAAAGTTCACCGCCAGATCCGCAGTGTTGGACGCCTGGATTACTTTCTTGTGCGGGAACCTCCCAAGGAACCAGCTTGGAAGCAAATAAGAACCAAACTCAGACTTGGTATGTCTAGGGCCAAGGTTAATGATCAGCCTCTTCAACTTACCTTCCGCAATCTCCTCAAACTTCTTGGCCATCACCGCATGATGCCGGCCATGAATGAACCCCGGCCACATCTTCTTCACATAAGACATGAAGCTCTTCTGGCACTTCTCCCTCTCTACAGCGTCTTTGTAATCCTGTACTTGCTGTAACAGCTTCTCCTGATCCGCAGGAGACAGACTTGCCACTAGATCATCCAGCTTCATTCCATATTCCTAAAGCTGATGTACGTCGGCCTAACAGACCTCCCCATCCCCTCAACCCTCTTAAGAGCACCCAGCTTCACAAGCCGGTCCACGATCTTCTTCGTACTCCCCAACCCAGGTTTACCCCTCAACTCACAAATGTTTCTAAGACTCGGCCCGTACCCAAACCGGCACCACCATACATCTATAGCCAAAAACACTTCCTTCTGAGCCTCAGTCATCCCCATCTCCAACACCTCCTCCTTGGACCCGTACACCTTCCTCAGAGGACTCTGCAATACCTTCTTCGTGCGCCACTTCTTGACGGTCGTTTGACACTTTTCCATTACAAATCAACAACTTAGCGCACAACCTTAAAGCATTACTTTACTTCCGTTAAATTTAACGGTCGCCAAATTTTTAGCCGCTTCACAACTACCATTTCCTGAAAACTCCTTACAAATCAACGACTTAGCCACGTTTGTTAAACCAGTTTATGTCATCCGTTAAATTTAACGGCACTAAAATTTAGCCCCAAAAATTTTTGGTACCCCCCGCCACTTTTGCTAGAAAGACTGACCGGGGGGTGTCGCCAGATCGAGGGGGTGGTGTCTGGCTAGCGTTAAATTTAATGGCGACTGACACAGACATAAGTCATTGGGACACAGGTTCGTTTGAGTGGAATAGTATGTTCAAGGCTGCGGGACTCCTGCTGCGCCATCGGGGGGGTGCCCGGTGGGTGGGTCTGCGTCCTGCGGCTCCGTCGTTTCGTCCGGGGCTGCGTTAAATTTAACGCTAAGCTCAGCTAGTAGTGAGTCCGCGTCCGCCTCGATGATCGTCGCATCCGTTGCGCCTGCAGATATCAGGCCGCGAAGCTCCGCCATTACCTTTGCCCTTGCATCCTCGCTCGAGGTAATCACCTTCGTCTCTCTATGCTCGGTGAAGGCATGAACCTCCGTGATCTGGCCGATAGTCTTGAGAGCCTGAAGTCTCACGGCATCCTTCGTGTCATCCTTCAGGGCAATTTCCACCAGCCCTTTGATAACTAAAGAGCGAAGCGCTGCAGGGGTGCGGTGTTTCTCGCTCTCAATTGCCAGGGTGTAGGCTTCGATCTCTTTGATGATCCTTGGATCACGGCTCAGCATATAGGGCTCACGGCTCAGGGTGTTAGGGCTGGTCGCATTCGGGTATGCCTCCTTATAGGCTGTGACCTTGCGTTTCCCTTGTGCGACCTTCCGGGCGAATTCACGTTGAGACGGGGTTAGAGCATCGGAGACTGTCTTACCGAGAATGGCAGACATGGGTAGCGTGTTGAGCCCTTCTTCTATTGCTTTCCTTGATAGCTTCATAGGTGTTTGTCCTACTGGGGTTCTGTACAGTATAGGGGAACAGAGAGAGAAAGCAAGGGACTGCTGCTCGCTTGCGCTCACTGCGGGCTGGCTCCGGACCCTTCACAGGGCTCACACTGTACGTTTATACATGAGGGTTTGTCCCTAGTGACAAGGGCCATGGAAGGGCCTACAGTCTATCCATGCGCTACACGGTGTAGTGCTCAACAGAGGGACAGACATGGACACAGTAGCTCTCGCCGCAGTTCTCACATTCTTGGCGGGGATCATCGCCGCCTGTTTTGTAGTCGCCGCGATCATCGCAAGGATCGTCAACCGTTAACACCCTGGCCCCTCGGGGCCTTGAAAGGATCATCATGAAAGCCGGAACCCCCATCGACTTTGCTCAGAATTTTGAAGAATGCGCCAGCGCGTGGGCATCCCGCATTGGCAAACCCTTTGCCGGTCAAGACGGCCCCGCGTTTGACATGGACATGATGATCCTGCAGGCACTGCACCGGGGCATCTATCCGGAAACCATCGACACAATTTTGTGTGACCCGCCCGCGTTTTCTGCCCGTGTCGCCGCCTATCTGCACGGGCTTGCCTGAACCACTACAGAAGAACCATCGTGAAATACATAGAGTCCCTGCGCACCATGAACCGGGAACTGTCCGCCCGACACGACGAAGTGTCGGAGCGCATCGAACACTTCCGGCAACACCTGCTATCCCCTAAATTTGTAGGGGTTGACGTTGACGGTGACCGGAAGGACTGGATCTCCACCGCCGATGTTCTCCGTTTTCTTGAAGACCTCAAGAGGGCTTGACCATGGAATTCTTGCACTCCCTCGGGTACTTTGGTGTCCGACTTTTCTTCGCTGGCCTTGTGCTGGCGGTGTTTGTTCTCGTTGCAATTCTGAAAGGTACAAAATGAACCACTACTTCGTTGAAATTACCGACACATTCGGCGGTGAAGCGAACTATTCGTGGGTTACCCGCCACAAGGTACGCGCCTCATCATCCCGTGGCGCTCTGATCCGCGTCAATCGGGACAGTGGCCTAGGCTTTCGCTCCGTGGGTTGCGATAGGTACGACTCCCGCTCCGGTGCAACGTGTTGCTTTATCACCCCTTGGGATGATGCCGAGCATGGGGAAGTGTCTCGCGTTTCTGAAGCTCTCGCTTGAGGTGACATTGTGAAAACTTACACTCCAGAACAATCCGCCGTGATCCTTCGCACCATGACGGACATTCAAGCCGGGAACAACGGATGGTCTTTCATCCCTGCGCATGCGTGGCTTCACGATGCTTTGACCGTTGCGGGTTACGTGGTCATTCGATCCACGGACTACCACGGTAACCCAGCATTCAAGGGCTACACCAAAGCCGCACAAGCCGCCCTCAAGGGTCAACCCTACGGCGTCAGCACTTACAAGCCCGTGAGGATTGACGCAAAACCAGACTACGAAGCCGCGATTCTGGCCCGTCAGGACCGGGAAACGATGGACACCTGACCTATCCGCCTAGGGGCTTCTGGCCCCTATGGGATGCGCCAGAGCATCGCAACATCAGGAGAAACCCACAATGTACCCTCTCGCCCTCTCCGTAAATCATGACGGCGCATCCTATGATGCCCGCTTGCATGCTGCCCGCAAGCTACTGCAGGGCTACTACAAGCGCGCAGAATTCCTGCGTGACATTCGCGCTATCTGCGCCTTGAAGGCCCGCGACGAACGAGCCGCTTTCCGCGTCAAGATCAAGCCCGCAGACATCACGGCACAAGCCCGCGAGGTGGCAGACTATGCCCTAAACCATGCCCGCGAGATGATCCGCGATGGCTACACCGGGGAGCGATGCCTTGCCTCTATTCGCAGGTGGTGGGACGGCGCAAACGGGAATAGCTA